CTTTCTACTATCCAACTTTCTACAGCAGTTAAACCTTTAAGTTCTAATTGGTGTTCTAATGTTGAGTTGTTTTGGTTACCTTTTATAAAGAATAATTCACTTGCTTTTCTTACGGTTGCTTGACTAAAGTATATATAATACTCTTGCTCCCCGTTTGTACGGTAGATAGGTTTGTTAGGTATCAAAGCAGCCCCCATAAGTATACGCTTTTCTTTGTCAACTTCTGCAAGTTTAAACTCTTGGTTTTTTAGTGCTATAAAGTTTTCTTCTATTGCTGGGTTTTCTACTACTGATATAGCTTCTATTCCAGAAACCTCATCATTTTCATCTATAAAAAGTTCTACTATGTCCATATTAATACAATAATTATTTATCTATTTTGTTATCCAATTGAAGCACTTTCTACTATATTACGTTCTAATGCTTGTGCGTTAGTTACTTCATTACTTACTACAAATGCTTTTATAGGTTTTTCTTCTTTTTCTCCTATTGCTTGTGCTAATTGGTTTTCAGGCGCTGCTCCTACTATGTTAAAACTTGGTGCTTGTGGTGTAGATGCTCCACCTCCTGCACCACCACCACCCATTTGTGATGCTGAACCTTTAGCAGCATTAACTGCTGATTTAATTGACATAATTATACCTGCTGCTTGTATTGCAAATGCAGCTAATAAAGGTATGTTTTGTGGAAACCCTACCTTAGCTGTACTTGCTGCACCTTTAGCTGTATCAACAGATGCTTCACTTGCTCTTAATGCTATTCTTTGTAGTGTTGCTTTAGCTTCCATTATTTGTTCTTTAATTAAAATAGCTTGTTTAGCAATAAATAATGCTCTACCTACTTTTGTTTCTGCTCCTGCTGCTTCTATTGTAGCATCTAAAGCATCATTAACAGCTTGTTTTTTTTCAGCAGCTAATTCTAATTCTTTTTGTTTTAATTCTTCTTTTCTTTCTAATTCTTCTTCATCAGCTTCTTTCTTTATATCTGCTACTTCACGTTCTAAAGAAATTCTATTTATTAATTGTTCTGATCTAAACCCTTCTATTTGTGCAAGTACAGCTTCACGTTCATTTTGTGCTTCTAATAATGCTATGTAGTTTTCTTGGTTTTGGTTTTTATCGTATTCTGCTTGTGCTGCTTTAATTGTTATATCAACATTTTCAAGCATCTTTTCACTTTGCTCATCTAATATTCTACCAAGTTCTTCATTTGCAGCAATACGTTCTGCCATTGTCTTGGTTTCATCATCTCTAATTTGTCTTTGTTGCTCTGCTTGTCTATCATACTTTTCTATTAACCCTTGATTAATAACAGCAGCTACTTCTGCTTGTTTGTTTAGATCAACTGTTGCTCTTGCAGCATCTACTGTTGATTTAGCATAGTCTGTAATGCTACTAACTACTGTTGGGATTACTTCTGCTACTTTATCAAATGTATTGTTAACTCCTGTTACAACATCAAACAATTCTTTACCTGCATTTTTAGCACTTTCTGCTGCACCAGCAAAATCACCACTAAAAACCTTTACAACTGCATCACCTAAAAAACCTAAAGCATCTAAAGCACTTTTAACCCTTTCTATTACGTTATCTACTATTGCTTGACCAAAGTTTTTTAATGATTGTACAGGGTTTTCAAATAAACCTTTAAAATAATCTATAACAGTACCCACATTTCTATCAAGAAACTTAAAAAAGTCATTAAAGGCTAAACTTAATGCTTCAAAAGCAGTGCTAAAAGCATCTGTTACTTTTTGATTCTGGTTAAATACTTCTGCAAGTTTAGAAAACGCTGCAATAGCTATACCAATACCAGCAGCTTTTAAAGCATTCCCAATACCTTTTACACCTTTAGAAACACCACTTGTTGTATCCTTAACTTCTTCAAGGTTGTCATCTATTCGTTGTACACTTTTTGCTACACCATCTAAATCTTTTTGAGCCTTGTCTACTTTAGCTTCTAACTCAATTGTTTTTTTTACTGCCATTTCTTAAATTGTTTGTATGCTTCTCTTATTGATTCAGGGTATTTGTTTTTACCCATAGCTATATCTATATATTGCCCTGTCCATTTCTCGCTTCTTGCAAATTCTAATAAATCTAATATATTCTGTATCATAAAGTTGTTATATTTAAAATATCACTTAATGCATCTGCTTGTGCGTATGCTATACCTGTATTTGTTCTACCATAAAATCTAAAGTAATATGTAGTTGATGAGGTTGCATTGTTGTTTTTGTAGGTTGAGGTAAATGGTACAGTTGGTCTTTTGTTATTTAATGCTGTTACATACGCTATTTTAGTAACTCCTGATACTAACGCAATATCATCAATGTTAGTTCCTATTAAATCGTTTGAAGTTGTACTATATAAAAACCCATATTCATCAATATTTTCTGCATTACCTATTTTTCCTAATGCAGTAATTTGATGTCCAATATTAAAGGTAGTTGAGGTTACATCTCTTTTTGTATCTATTGCTAGTGTTGGTGCAGTAACAACAACAGGTGCGCCATTAATACTAGAATTAGGGCTATTATTTATTGCTGTTGTTCCATCACCACTATCATTTATTAATACATAACCATCTGATACTTTTAAACCAGAACAATCTACTGTTATTATTGTTGAATCTACATTTATAATAGTGGAGTCTGCTGAGCCACAACTTTGTGGTATAATAAGTTGATCTTGTCTAAATATGGTATCCCTAATTATATTTTTGCCTTGTACATCTGTTGTATTAATTAATTCTAACTTAGTTAATAGCTTTTGAAAATCAGTTGTAAGTTTATTTATCTTGTAAAGTTTGTCAGTAATTAATATTTTATCATTTAAATTTATGTTAGATAATATTCTCATTGGTAAGTAAGCAGATGTATTAGTTATTCTTCTTTGCTTATCAAAAATATCTACTATATAATTTTTATAATATTGATTAAATAAACTGTTTTTAAAAGGTATTAAAGCATATTCATTTATTTCTGAACTAAAGTTAATATTAGCTGAGTCAGTTAGTGTATTATCTAACTCTATAGAGTTTGAAGGCATATACACCTTAGTGTTTGCAGATAATGTACTTGTAGTGCTATCAAAATTTATAAGTTTTATAGGTTCACTAATTTCTTTACTTACTGCATAAAATAAAAGAGGTTTCCCAATAGTTGGTTCTTGTTTTTTGTCTGCACTCCATCCTATTTGTATTCCTGTATCTGAACTATCATTTGCATCAGTTAATTTTTCAAATAACATATGTTCAAAAGGAGCAATAATTTTATAATCACCCCCTATATTATTTTCATTTTGTTTGTAATGTAAACCACCCCAATCTTTATTATTCAAATCTTCGTATGTAGCTGCTAAAAAAGTATCTCTACCTTCAAACGAAAAAGTAACTTGTCTATACGGTACGATTGAATCTACTGTAATGGTATCTTTGTCTAAATATGAAGTAATATCATATATATTATTACTTGCATTAAAAAATTGGTCAAGCGTTTGTACTACTATCTTACCATCACTATTTTGATATGCAGTTAAATTAAACATTTTAAACAACCCTGTTAAAAAATCTAATATTGTAATATCAGGCATTTGATTTGCAGCATAAACTTCTGTATCTACACCAACACTTGCTTCCCCTGTAAACTCAAAAGTTCTTTTACCTGTTATATTTCTAGGTCTAGTAACCTTAATATGCAAAGTAAATGTAGCAGGTGTGTTTGATTTAACAGCAAACCTATATGAACCTTTATCTATGTCAATAGCATCTTTTTCTGCAATAGCAACAAACTTATTATTTGTTTGGCTTCCTGTATAACTTGCAAATTCATTACCTTGTTCATCATATATTATTACGGTAAAAGACCCACTTACAGATGTTTCAACATACATACTTAGGCTTCTTTGCTTTTCGGCTCTTTTTGAATTGCTAATTAATTGTGCAGGATCAGGTGTAATAAATGTATTATTATTTTCTATTATCCCTACACCTGTAGCACCTACATCTGAGCCTGCTACAACAGTAAAATCTTCAAAATAAGTACCACCTTCTTGATCTACAAAAAGCCCACCAGCTTTAGTGTGTAACCAAAGATATAAATTGTAATAAGATAAATTAGTTTCGTTAAAAAAGTCTGTTGTAAATTCTATTCCACTACTTTTATATTCTGCTTCTATTGCTTTTATAATAGCGTGTACTTTTATAGCAGGTTTTAATTGTGTTAAGTTTAATCCACCATTTGTAACATTAGCTAAATTTGCTTGTGAGGCAGTTGCAGCATATGAAGAATTACTATCATACATCATACGATCTGTATGCGAGATTAATGGGAAAACTACAGCATCATCAATATCAACAACTTCTGCAACAGTTGTAGAATTAACAGCAGGTATATAAAATAATTCATCTAAACCATCTTGTAAATATTGCTTTACATTGGTTGATGTGTAATCAAAACGAAAATTGCTAATTAAATAAGATAGTGAAGATAATTTTTTTTCTCTAAAAACATCTTTCAATATCATCCCACTACCAAAAAAAGTTAATCTGTAAGTAAAAGGGCTGTTATCTTTTGTTGTAGAACCTTCTAGTTTAACATACCCTTCTTTATATAATTCATAGTTAAGATAAATTTTTGCCTTATGTCTTTTTTTAGGATCAAACCCATCTATAAAATAATTATAAAAATGTTTAAATATAATATTATTAGTTCTCGATGCAGGTACATTAAAAGTTCTAGTAAAATCAGAAAATACTTTTGATATATCTTTTATGTCTTGTAGAGATTGTGTATAACTTACTGTTTCGTTATCGTACAATTCAACCTCATCATAAGACTGACCATTTTCGTTTAAAATGTATAATTGTAAATTTATCATCTTACGTTGTTGATCTTATTGAATGCAAATTCAAAATCAATAGTATAATTAGATAGTTTATCGTTTAGGCTAGTTTTAAACTCTAAGTTTTTTGTTGTTGGTATAATTGGTAACGTTTGGTTGTCCCATCTAATCCAAACCTTTTCAGATAAAAACAATTCTTCAATAGCACTATTAAAACTTTCATTTACAAACCCTGTATTTAAACTAATTGTACTTTTTGCGTTTGTGTTATATCTTTCTCTTTGTCCTCTGTAAGTATCATATGTGTTATTATTGTTTTCAAAAATATTTCTCTTGTATGTTTCGTCTGTAACATTAAATTTTTCAGTAGTTTTTTTAAAGAAATGTATATCTTGAAATGCACCAAATTTGTTAACAAATGTTACTTTATAAGGTGTAAATTTAGGTTCGCATATATTATTTACTGTTATTGTTTTTTTAAGTGTTGCATCGTCTGTATCATAAACCTGAATAGTAGAACTGTTAGCAGGAATTGTTATGTATTGTATTTTTTGGTTTGTGTTTCCTGTATCTGTAATTTCTGTTGTAGCTGAGTCTATTATAACTTTTCCTACACCTTCTGCGAATATTGGTAACTTGCCTGTTGTACCTTCTGGTATGTATAAAGTATTTGTACTAAGTAAAGCGTGTCTATCTAATTCTGGATTAATACCTTCTTCAAAATAACCAAACCCTTCAAAGGCTAAATATGTATTAGATATTGGGCTGCCATAAGTAAACTCTGTATCGTTTTCATCTCTTACGGTTGCATCTATATGTACCCAAACACAATAACTTAAATAATCATTATTAAATTCTATATTTATGTAATCCCTAACTAATTCAGCTATCTCAAAATTAATTTTTGTTTCACCTGTAATCAAAGATTTGTTTAATGTGTATTTTTTATCATTCCCTGTATAACTAGAAGATAATCCTGTATAAACGTAAATATCTAAAACTATGTTATCAAATGCCATTATAATCTTTTTAATTGTTTAGTATTCCAATCTTTTAAATAAACTGCACTTATAATATTATTGCTTCCATAAACTAAAACATATTCAAATGTTCCATTTATAGCTTTAAGTACACTTCCTTTTGTAGACCTAATATAAGTGTGATTACCCTTTGGAATTTCTACTATTGAACCATTATAACAAAGTTGTTTACCTTCCCAAGCTCCACTAGGTGCTTGAACATCTTCAGCTTTAACTTTATAAATGCAGTATTGTATATTTTTTTCGTTAAAATTAGTGTAAACGTCATTGGTTCTAACTCCTACATACCAAGTTTGTACCTTTAATGCACAAGGGTCAACTACAGCAGCTGGTTGTGCAGGTTGTGATATACTTGCAGTACAATCAATAGCACTTCCACTATTTAAATATCCTGCTGCTGGTGTTTGTATTGTAAAAGTAACAGTTCTTTTTACTGTTGTTGTAACTGTTGGAAAAGTTGTAGGTGTAAAACTATCTATAGTTAAATAATATTCAGGATCACTTTTTCCTAAAGGCGCACCGTGCCATTTTGCAACTCCTGCAACTACACTTCCATCTGTTAATATAGCTTGATCGTCTAAATCAACATCTACACAAGCAAAGTCAAAAAGAGTAATGTTTGATTTTTGAGTATAAGTTACACTACATTCTATAGTTGCTGCTGCATTTGTATAACCTGATGGAACTAAAACATCATAAAATAAGGTTACACTAATATTTACACTACCATTATTGGCAGCTATACTTGTAACAGATGCCCCACCACTTGTTTCTTTTGTAGCAGTTATTGTTCCTAATGAGGATGGTGTAGTTAAACTACCATCAGGTGCTACTGCACCCCCTATAAGATTTGCTATTGTACAGTCAAAAGCAGCAAGGGAACTTATTGTTGTTGTAATTGTTTGTTTTGCATTACATCCTGTAACATTGTCAATTCTTTCTATTTGTATAGTAAATGAACCTGCTGTATTTTTTGATGTTAATGTAACTTCTTTATTAGTAATATCTATACTTGTATCTAAAAATGCCCCATTTGAATTTAAAACAATATCATTAAAATCAGAAGTAGTACCTGTAAAATAACTAGAATAATCAACTGTTACTGAGTCTCCACCTGTATTTAAACTTTGGTTTGGTATTGTTCCTGTATTACTTACAACTGCTGGGCAGCTTACAGGTTTAGCAGGTTGATCAACAGTTAAACTACATACTATTGCAGCACCTTCATTACTAAAACCTGCAGGAGCAATAATTGTAAAATCTACAGTTCTTGATGTAGTTGTTGATACATCGTCAAATGTTCCGTTTGCAAAATCTGATGCAGTTGAAGTATATGATTGTATTGCACCATATTCTAATGTTGGTAATGATACTGCACCACTTTCATCTATAACAAGGTTTTCTAAATTAGCAAAACCACAAGTAAATGCAGGTGTTGGATCAACAGGCTCTGAATATGATAAATAGTATGGACTTCTTACGTTTATTTTTGTACTCATCTTAATCTATCTTCTTTTAATGTAAATGCTAAAAAATCTTCTACATCTAAACCAAACTTTTTTATTAGTTCATCAGGTAGTTTTTTAAAGGCTTGTTCAAATGGTTTAGTAAAGAACAAACTTGGTTTAATACCTTTTCTGTATATACTTCTTGCTATTAAAAAACCTATTGTGTTATAGTTGCCTTTTTTATATTTACCTTCTTTATCTCTTAATCTTATATTCTTACTTTTTGCCCATTGTGCTAATGGTTTACTTGGGGGCATTTTGTTTGTATAACTATATGGTGTTTTGTATTTCTTTTCAGTACCACTTACACCTTTATCTTGAAACACACCGTAATCTTCCATCTCAAACTCTACAGATATAGAATTAGGCATTTCTTTTACATTACCTTTTAAACTGTTGTAAAGTTCTTTAGAAACGTTCTTACGCCCTTTAGAAAGCCTTGTACGTGATTGTTGTATTACAAAGTTTTTAAATGCTTCTAACGCTGCTTGTGTTTTTGTTAACTGCATATTGTCATATCGTTTTGTACTACTACATCAAATGTTGCTGACCATCCTGCTAACTTGTTTTCAAACCTATCTACAAATGGTTCACAACTTACATCACCCTGTACTTGGTAGAGGTTAGTATATAGATCACCACGTTGTAAGATATTTATTATTCTTGTTAGTAATCCTAATTGTGTATTTAGTACATCTTGTTCGTTATCGTTTCCTACAAATATATCAGTTGTTTCTGCTTTGCTTATATCTACAATGTCCATTGATAATATAGAAATGTTAAAGGTTAATGTTTTAGTTCCTACTGTTGTGTTGTTTACAATTATATGTGATAATGGGAATATAGTTTGCTTGTTTAAATCTACATCATCTAAACTACCAAATGTAACTGTATTAACAAATGGTTCTGCTGCAAGTGCTGTTTTTAATTCCTTTGTAACGTTGTAAAAACCTTTCATCGTTTTTTAATTAACTTCTTTTCTAATTCTATTTTATCTTTTTCAAATGACAAATACATTAAACATTGGTGGACGTTAAGCTGGGTAACCTCGTCAAACTTGGTAGCATCTCCTTTAGCAATACCATAGACTGACTGATACCAGCCCCACTTTGCCCCAAACGTTCCCTCTGCTGTATAGTCAAGTTCTTGGGTAATTCCTTCTGTAAATAGTTCAGGATAGTTTGTGTTAACTCGTTGCTTAAATAATAAAAAAAAACCATAGAACCAAACACAATATCTAAAGGCATATACTTTAGGTTGTCATTCATACCTTTGTATTCTTCTATGTTGTACTTGTTACCTTTTTTAAATTTAATTGGTCTGTATAACACACTCATTGCTTTGTGCATATTATCCCACTTACCCAAGTTCTCATCCAGATCAATAAACTCACCTAATGACATATCATCAAGTACAGGTATAAATCCATACTCTACATTGCCTAAAGTAAATGTAGGTGTTAAACTATGCTTCTTATCAAATATCTTGTTGAGGTGTACTACTATTTCTTGTACTGATTTGTATTTTATGTTTGCAACATCCTTTAAGTTAAGGCTGCAAAATATCTCTACCATCTTTTGTAATAAGAATGTAGATTCTTTATTTTCTTCTGTATTTAACTTTTCAAATCTTTGGTATTGATCTAAAGTTATTTCTTTAAGTGAATCAGGTACGTTTATTTCAACTTTCATATTAATACAATAAATTAATTAGTGTTTTGTATAAAAAGAAAAAGGTAACATTTCTGCTACCTAATTCTCAACTTAAACCAAATGAAAAAACTATTGCTTTAATATAAACCTTTTATATGAATATTTGTATGCTTCTTCTATTGTTTTTTCTAAATGTATGCTGTTTTGTTTGTACAGCTTCTTACCTTTTAGAACTTGACCATTAACGTTTATATCTAAATAAACATCTGAAGCCTTTGCACCACGTTTAGATGGTCGTTGTACTATGTATATCTTTTCGTACCAACAGGCTTCCATCATTTTAAAAATATCCAATTATCTTATTTGTTATTTCATCAGCCCACAATATAAAAAATAAAAACATATACATTGCTATATAACTGAATAAGGCAAGTAAAATACCTCCACTTATAAACTTTATAATGTTCTTTCTGTTTTGTTTTTTAGTTAATTCTTTTATCATTATATACTCTACTTTGTTTTCCATAATATAATTATTAGTTAATAAAAAAGGGATATTGCTACCCTTGTGTTAATACTCTATTTTAGCCAAACAGGCTTTTGAAAAAACCTTTGTTCTTTATGATCCATAACAAAATACTTGTCATTATCCCATATAGATTTAGGTATCCATAACAATACATCTTTAGATGAAGCAGCTTTAGTATAACCTTGTTTTATAGGAATACTATACACAATATGATACGCTTTTTCAGTTTCTCCAAGTATTGATATTTCTCTCTCAACATTATAACCAACAGTTATAAAAGTTTCAGTTCTTTCAGGAATATCAAATTTTTTGTAAGTCATTTGTTCTATTATTTTATTCTGTAAATATACTACTATTTATTTAATTAACAAATAATACACAATTAATATATATAATATTCACCCTTGTTAGGGTTTTCTAATTGGTCTGTTAAAACGTACCTAAAACTATCTATACAATCTGGGTGTTCCCCTGATGGTTTATTTAGGGTATTACCATCTTTATCTTTTGCCCATATGTAACCCTGTAGTTCTCTTTTTAAGTTCCTGCTTCGTGATGTTATGTAAATTTCATTTTGGTTTATTAAGTTAATACCAAAGTTTACACTATCTCTACCTTTTGTACACGGATATATATTATGACCATCCCTACGCAAAGTTTCAATACTCTTTGGTTCTGCTGAATCTGCAATCAAGTTTTCTGTTATATTGTTTTGTCGTAAGAACATAGATAAATCCCTTAATACTGTATTTGATTTGTAAAATACCTCATCAGCTATATAAGCATCATTCCATTTATATAGTGATACAATAACCGTAGGATCAGTATAACCAAAATCTACACCGTGTGCTAATAAACGTGCTTCTTGTGGTATGTTATCTATTTCTTTCCAATCAGGTATACAT